TTGCTAACGCTCTGGATGACTCCAGAGACTTAACGGGTTGGCCTGATGGTACTGCGCAAACGACTTACGATCAGGCGGGATTGTTCGGGGAGCCGAATACCGCAACGCTAGTTACTGACAGTAACGCATCAGTCCTTGAGTTCCTCGCAGATACGGCTGTTATCCTTAACGATAACGCGACTCATACCGCACGCTGGTTCGTTAAAAAAGACAACGACGAAACGCGCTTTCCCCTACTGGACCTTAGAGTGACGGGTGGTACAGAAGTACGAAGCCGTGTGTATCTTAACACAGCGACGGGCGCGGCTACCGACGCAGGCTCTGGTGCGTCCTCAGTTTACGAAGTCAACTCTCACGGCGACTGGTGGGAAGTGGTTCATAATATCACTAACAATGCCTCGGGTAACACAAGCGCCAGTGTGCGGTGCTACACGGCTATTGGTATTACTTTGGGCACTTCCACCGCAACAGCCACCGGCTCGACCATCATCGGTAACGTGGAGATACACCTCAACAAGACCATCGCGGAAGTAGCGGGTACTCCGGTAAGCGCAACCTCTGGTGGCAGTGCTGTGGCCGCAGGTTACTCCGAGAGAAGGACGGACAAGGACAGCTACATCCCAGCAATCTACACCACTATTAGCGGTTCTACTGAAGTTTGGAGGGATTATATCCCTGTTGTTACGGACAATACTCGTACTAGCTTCGGTACTACAGACGATACTCAGGGTCACATTAACATAGGTGATGACACTTGATGTCAGGTGCGCTACTGCTAGTGGTATCTATATACCTACTCGACTACGGTACGCCAGAACCTACGGTAGTCTGGGACCACCATGATCGGCTAGAGCAAGCCGGTGTCTGGGCAATAACGACCTGTTGGAAAAGAAAACAGATACCAACGTGTAAGATTACCTTGAACTCTAGGTTCAAAGAGTATCCTCTGGAACACGTTCGACTGACCTTACTTCATGAGCTGGCACATGTGGTCGTGTACCATGAGGAAGGTACGGTAGCTCCGCACCACGGTAGACCGTGGCGACGGGTGATGAGGAGGTGGGGGCTTTCGGGACGTACCGCTCACCCCCTACCCCCTTATTAGATTGAAATCAAAATAGAGACTTGGGAGAGTTTGTATGCACATAGATCAGGACGCAGCTCGCATCCTTACGGATGGTGAGAAGCAGGAATACGAGGTTTGGCAGGAACTGCTAGACTCCCGTGGGTACAAGCTCTTAAAAGAGTTTCTTGCAGAATCACAGGTAACTACTACCTCTATCATCGAACACGCTGGTAGCTGGGACCAGTACCTGCACGCTAGAGGGCAGAGGGACGGGCTAGATTTAGTCCTCAATCTTGAAGCCCTGCTAGAGTCACGAATACAATCGCTTGTCGATATACGCACTGAGGAGCGGGAGACCGCCTCTCGCGAGTACGATGAGCTTGAAGTTAACTTGGGGATGTCACAGATATGATTCTCCACGATTATGAATGCGAGCTATGCAGTAAAGTAGAAGAACACTTCGTCAAGAGTGACACGGAAGTGGTTGAATGCGGATACTGTGACGGCAACGCGCATAAGATCTACTTGCAGTTAGCCAAGCCGCATTGGGCGGCCCTAGCTCAAGGAGATAGCGCCTCCCCGGAGGCAATCAACCGCTTCGAGAGAAGCCACAAGCAACAGAAGGCCAAGGAAGAGAAGAGCTATAACGAGCATGGCGACTACGGTCCCGCACCGGGAGGTGCTGGCGGCAATAGAGCGAACTTGAACGACTAGCTAATCTCCGTCCCCCTTCACTTAAAACCCATATTCCCACAACCTTAATGGCGGGATAAAAGGAAATCAAATGTCTATTCTAATCGACCAAGACGATAACGAAGTCAACCTTAATCAAGGAGTTGAAGCTGACGCCGAACAAGCCCCAGCAGAAGAAGTAGCCGAAGAGGCTGGCTTTGAGATGCCGGATAAGCTGAAAGGTAAAAGCGCCGAAGAGATTGCAGCCATCTATGTAGCTGAGCAAAACTACGTTGGTGATCTGCGGAATCAACTCGGAGACTACCGCTCCATGACGGATAGATTCCTATCTATGGAAGAGAAACGAGTAGCCGATCTAGAAGAAGCAGGAGCCGATGCGTCAACTTACGAGATTGATGCAACCGAGTTACTGTCGAATCCAGAGAAGGTTCTTGAGGAGTTCTACGAGAATCGACGGGCTAAAGATACAGCCTACGTTGACTTGCAGGAGCGACTTAATCGAATCGAAGGTCAAGTAGGTACTAACGCACTTAACGAACGTCATTCGGATGCAGAGACTATTACAGCCGATCCGGCGTTCCAACAATGGGTTGGTGCCCACCCTGTACGACAGAGCATCGCTCAGTCAGCAGTTCAAAATCGAGATGTAGATCAACTTGACTATCTTCTCACCGAGTGGAAGGAGCGTAACCCCGGCACTGCCGAAGCGTCCCCGACCTCTCGTAATCAGAATGAGCTTCGCGCTGCAAAGTCTGTAGTCACGGAGTCTAATTCTGCTTCTGGTAATTCTTCCACTTCAGGTAAGCCTCTCAGTCGCCGTAAACTAGTACAACTCAAGATGAACAATCCTGATGAGTACTCAGCCATGAGCGAAGAGATCCTAAAGGCTTATGCGGAAGGAAGGGTTATTGATTAACTTTAACCTCCAATAAGGAAACATAATTATGGCACTTGGTACAAACCATGTCATCAATACCGAAGTCCCCAACTTTATTCCCGAGTTGTGGTCTGACGAAGTAATCGCTGCGTACAAGTCTAACCTTGTACTAGCTAACCTAGTTCGCAAACTGTCTCACAAAGGCAAGAAAGGCGATACCATTAAGATTCCTACCCCGACCCGTGGCGATGTTACGGCGAAGGCTGCTGAGACTCAGGTAACTCTGATTCAGCATGGCACCGATGCAGGTCTGAGCATCAGCATCGACAAGCACAAGGAATACTCTCGACTGATCGAAGACATCACTTCGGTACAGGCTCTTGAGTCTCTGCGTCGGTTCTACACAGATGACGGTGGTTATGCCATTGCTCGTCAGGTAGATACGGATCTGTTCGTTGAAGCATTGGGTGGCCCTTCGGTCATTACCCATATTCAAGCAACGAACACCGTTGACCATAGTGCTTCGACCTACGAGACTTATCTCGAAGGTGACGGTACTACTTGGGACGAAGCTGGTTCTACTGACATCTCTGATGCTGGTATCCGCACGTTCATTAAGGCGCTTGATGATACAGATGCACCTATGATGGGTCGAGTAATGGTAGTTCCGACTATCGTTAAGTTTGACCTTCTTGGTCTGTCTCGCTTCACCGAGCAAGCCTTCACGGGTGAGGTCTCTGGTGGTAACTCAATCCGCAATGGATTGGTTGGTGATCTGTATGGTATGGATGTGTTCGTTACGACTCGCACGCCTATCATCGAAGATGCTACTGACGTTGCTGATAACGTCGCTGGTCTTGTGTTCCAGAAGGACGCTATCGTTCTTGTGGAGCAAATGGGTGTTCGCAGCCAGAGCCAGTACAAGCTAGAGTACCTTGGTGACTTGTTCGTTACGGACATGCTCTACGGAACTAAGGTTCTCCGCGAAGATAGCGTTGTACCTTTCGTAGTTCCCTCTAGCTAATAGCTAAGGGTCTATAGTGTGGCCCCCTTCGGGGGGTCGCGCACTTTACTAACGGAGTACCTGATGGCAACAACCTATCTGCAAGCTATTAATCGAGTATTAGAGAAGATTGGGGAAGACGCCCTCGACTCTGGAACAGTTACTTTATCCGAACAGTACGCTTTGCTGGTTGGATCTTTCATTAACGACATCAAGGAAGAGATCGAAGACGCCCACAACTGGCGTTCACTACGGCAGACGGTTAGTGTAACTATTGCCGCTGACGCCCAGTCAGGCACTATCACAGAAGCTGACGAGCGTTCACGCTTAGTTCGCATCTACCAATCTGAAAGAGGCTGTCCCGTGCCGCTGT